CAAAAATGCCATGCCAAAGAAAAAGACAGAACATTATGTCAACAACAAAGAGTTGTTACAAGCACTGATCGTATACAGAAAAAAATTACAGCATTCTAGAGAAAACGATTTACCGAAACCACCAGTTACTAATTATCTTGGAGAATGTTTTTTTAAAATCGCAACTAGGTTGTCATACAAACCTAATTTTGTGAATTATATGTTTAGAGAAGATATGATCTCTGACGGTATTGAAAACTGTGTTGAATATATTCATAACTTTGACCCAGAAAAATCTTCCAATCCATTTGCATATTTTACGCAAATCATTCATTATGCTTTTCTTAGAAGAATTCAAAAAGAGAAAAAGCAATTAGAAATTAAAGCTAAAATAATTGAAAGAACTGGATTCGATGAAGTTATGATGGTTGACAATAGCTTGCTTTCTGGGCACAGTTCGGAGTATAATAGCATTAAAGATTCAATTCATTACCGAAATAACAGATGAAAATTGCTGTAATTACAGATACACATTATGGTGCAAAAAAAGGTTCAAAGAATCTTCACGACTATTTTGAACTTTTTTATGAGAATATTTTCTTCCCGACACTTGAAAAATATGATGTAAAATCTGTAATTCATATGGGTGATGCCTTTGATAGTAGAAAGTCAATTGACTATCAAAGTCTAGAATGGTCGAAAAGAGTTGTATTTGATAATTTAAAAAAATATGATGTCCATATGATCATTGGAAATCATGATGTTTATTACAAAGATACTAATAATATAAATTCTCCAGATCTTTTGTTGAAGACTTATAATAACATCACTACTTATAAGGATCCATCAGAAGTAAAAATTGGAAATTTGAATATTCTATTTCTTCCTTGGATCAATAAAGAAAATCAAGAAAAATCTTTTGAATTAATTAAAAAGACAAATTGTAAGTGTGCAATGGGTCATCTTGAATTTCAGGGATTTAGAGTAAATAAACAAATAATAATGGAGCATGGACTAGATAGTAAATCATTCGATAAGTTTGATAGAGTTTTTAGTGGACATTATCATACAAGATCTGATAATGGAAAAATTTTCTATTTGGGGAATCCATATGAAATGTATTGGACAGATGTTGATGATACTAGAGGATTTCATATTTTCGATACAGAAACTCTAGAACTAATTCCCATTAATAATACATATAAACTATTTTATAATATCTATTATGATGATACCCCTATTCAAACATTCAATTTTAGTAAATATAAAAACAAAATTGTCAAAGTAGTTGTAAGAAAAAAATCAAAACCAAAGGAGTTTGATAAGTTTATTGACAAATTAAATCTTGCCGGAGTTGAAGATCTTAAAATTATTGAAAATTTTATAATAATTGAAAAGGAAGATTTTGAAGTAGATGAAGAAGAAAATACAATGTCAATATTGAATAGATATATTGATGATTCTGAATTTAATCTTGACAAGGGTAAAATAAAAATGATTTTTCAAGATATATACAGGCAATCTTGTGAGGTAACTTAAATGTTTCTTCTTACAATTAAAGATAATAGAGATGATGGAGCTTATGCAGTTCAAGATCAAAATGGTCAAAAAGTATTGTTTCTTTTTGAAGATGAAGATGATGCAACTAGATATGCATTAATGCTAGAGGACCAAGAATCTTCTGAGATGGATGTAGTTGAAGTTGATGATGATCTTGCCATAAAAACTTGTAGAATGTATAACTACAAGTATGCTGTAATTACTACTGATGACATTATTGTTCCCCCCAGAAAATGATAACTTTTAAAAAAATTCGTTATAAAAATTTCCTTTCTACTGGAAATCATTTTACAGAAGTAAACTTTCAAAAAAATAATACTAATTTGATTGTTGGTTCTAATGGATCTGGAAAATCTACTATTTTGGATGCATTAACTTTTGTTCTTTTTAATAAAAGTTTTAGGAAAATTACAAAACCTCAATTGATAAACTCTACAAATGAAAAAGATTGTGTTGTTGAAATTGAGTTTAGCATTAACGATAAAGAATATATGGTTAGAAGGGGGATAAAGCCAAATATTTTTGATATTATTGTTGATGGAGTAACTCTTCACAAAGAATCTGATGATAGGTCAAATCAAAGAATTCTTGAAGAGAATATTTTAAAATTAAATTATAAGTCATTTACACAGATTGTTATTCTTGGTAGTAGTAGTTTTGTTCCTTTTATGCAATTGACAACTGCTAATCGTAGGGAAGTTATTGAAGATTTGCTAGATATTAGAATATTCTCTGT